GCTACTGGAAGATCTCTATAGATCGTTACAATTTCTCCAGCTGAAGCGCCAGTTCCTAACACAACATTTCCGCCACTACTTGTTCCCGCCCCAGTAACAGAATAATGGGTTGTTAATGATTTGAGGGTTGATCCTATATAAACTTTAAGATCTGAAGTAGCAAATATTGGAAACGCGTAAGCGAATGTTGTTTGGCCCGCACTTGCGGTGTATTGGACGCGTGGTGTAATATCACCAACTGTTAATGTTGCCATTTAAAATACTCCTGTTTCTGACATATCAATTGAATCTGTTGGAGCAGAAGATCCAGGCTTCCACCAATAAGATTGACCATATTCTGTTTTTCTTTTATTAACATCTCTTCTAAATTTTTCATACGCTTTTGGATCCAACATCTTCTGTAATTGATCTAAAATTGTTCGTTCAAATATGCCTCTAATGTACCAAGTTGAACTGCCAGGTGTATAACGTCGTAGGAATTGTATCATATCAGCGCTAAGATTTGTATCTTTCCCAGACATTAATTGACCTACATTTCCCTTGGTAATATCAACAATATCATTACCTAAACCCCATACTGGTCCAGCAAGACTTTCCATAAATGATTGTCCAAATCTATTTGTTTCAGCAAATAAGAAATCTCCAAAGATTCCAGTACCACCGCCTTGTAAAAAAGCAGCTTTCCAAAAATTAGGATCATTCATATCTCTTGGGTTTCTGCCTTTTGCAATGTCTTTAGCTTGGAGAGCTATAGCACCAAAGACTGTTAAACCTATAGTTAGTTGAGCAATATAGTTTATTTTGTTAGCTGTTCCTTCTAAAGCAGCTCCTCTGTATAGCTGTTTCATAATCATTAAGATAGGAAAGGATTTGTACATTGCTGCAAATCTTATAATTTCTCCAGTACCACCTCTTCTAGTACCCATAGTAGCTATTGCTTCTGATCTAAAATCTGGCATTAATACAGCATGATCTATTTCACCCAAAGTCATTTCTTGTACTTTGCCGATCAAAGCATTTTTTTGTTTTGTTGGTAAATCAGATCGCTCTAGAAATTTTTCTATTGACCAATACTTAGCTCCTTTATGCTCAATAGCTTTAGTCTTTCTTAATATCTCCCATTCTTCTGGAGTTACTTTGTATCTTTTCAAAGCCTGTTGTCTAATTTTTGGAAGATCTTTAAAAGCTTTTGAAGAGTCTTTTGCTAGTTGTGAGAAAAGAACCATTCCAAAACCTTTTCTTAAAGAATCTGTCCAGGGAGAAAGTAATGAAGCTCTCATAGTGGCATCAGCAGCTTTAGCTGCAAAATCAGCTCCAGTAATTTCTGTAAACCTATTTGCTGCTAATGCGCGAGTTGTCCAGGCTTCTGCTATTAATCCCAGTTCTACTGCAAAGATCCGATCTTCTTTATTGGCTGGATTAAATTGACGTAGTGCTTCTTTAAATACTTTCATAGGCGGAATGCCATTAACTTTTGCTGTCATTCTGGCAATCCAAGGATCATTCAATGATGATAGGAATGCTCCACCTAATTGTGCTGCAACTAATAAACTCCTGGTCGTTCTTGAAAAATCAGCAACAGTAGTCATAACTGCGTTATTAACTTTTCCAGAAGCTACATTCCAGATCCCATCTAACTGAGCTAATCTAACTTCATTAGCTCCTTTCTTTTTTGACATGGCTCTTAGGTATTCATAACTTGCTTGAGGATTAGGTCCTAGGATCTCCATCATTGCAATTTCATGACTCATGTTTGATAAATGATCATTCATTGTTGTATAAAGATCTGGACGACCAAATTGATCATTAAGATCTAACCAATCATCTACGTCTTTAAAAATTAAAACTCTGTGTTCCTGGTGTCTGTTAGCCATCTTAGTTCCACCTCTAGCTCCAGGCTCTAGGCTTGCTAATCCATCCGTAGTAATATCATCATAAGCTCTTTCAAGTAAAACTCTTAATTCTAGATTGTTCATTGGAATATCAAGATGATTAATCATTCTGTCACGATCTAATTTAGATCCAAATCTTTCAACAAAATCTTCTTTAGATATTCTTTTAACTAATTTAGGATCCCACCAATGCGGAAACCAATTTTCTAATTTTCTAATACCACCACCAGCGCGATTAAAACGCAGCCTGGCTTCATCGAAAACCCCAGAGATCTGTTCAGCAAACTCTTTAGCAATTTTGTTACCAGTGTTAACTCCCTCTATTTCACGAACTACATCTCTCATGCCAGCTATATCCTGGCGAAATCCTAGAGTTTTTGTACGAAATTGCTCCATAGATCTAGCTATTTTGCTGTGAAATTGTCCAAGTATTGCTTTCGCTCTATAGTTAATATTTGACTCGCTTAATATGTCGTCTATGTCTTTAGTTAAAATAGACACAACACCGCGTTTAAAACCCTTTGGATGAGCTTGAGCAGCATCTATAGCTTCTTTTATCTTTATAACTTGCAATGCTTTTTGTCTGCGCTGTAATTTAAGTTGCGTCATTTTTGCTTCTATAGCATCTGTTTGTGCCATTCTTTTTGCTGCTGCCGGATCCTTACCTTCCAGGATATGACGTTCAGTAAAGCCAGTGACAGCATCTCTAAGATCTAAAGCCATTTGATCTGACACTAATCTTGCTGCAACTCCATCATCAATACATTGAATTAAACTAGGCATTATGATCCTCCCATACAAGTAAACAGATCATTAACAACTTTTTCGTCTTGATCTATATCATTGAAAATTTTTCTTGCTGCCTCAATTTCCACTATTTCTTCACCAAATCCATCTAATCTTGAGTAAGGTACCTGGAAATCTCCACCAAACTGATCAACAATACGCTGCGCTTCTATAATTTCACTGTCTATCATCTTTGCCATTTCTGGATCATTTAAATAGATACGTTCTGTAGCACCAGGTATAATAGGTTTAGAGGTAGAATTTATGTTTAATGATGAAGATGTAGTTGATTGGTACAACTGGGAAGGCTTCCCGGCAGTTGTCGTAGCGCCATCAGATGGATCTATAGCAGCATTTACTATCGACGATCCAGATCTTCCAGGAGTTTGGGAGCCTGTTTCACCTCTTGATGTTATGGAATCTGGAAGAAAACTCTCTAAAGCTGTGTTCCAGGAAGTCTTTGAAAACTGGCTGGCTCGCGAATAAAGCTTATCTTGTTGCTTGTCATAAGCATCCCATTTCTTTTGATCTGTAACTTTTCCATTAACTAATAGATCTCTTTGTTTGTCATAAATATTGTGTCCACTATTTTCTCTTGAAGGCACATCAAAATCAGATATATATTTTTTAAAATTGTCGTTAAACACATTGTCTACATATTCTTTACCTTCTTTGGCTGCTAATAAGTGTGGCTCCCACATTTGAATTTCACCTATTTGACCATTCTTAAAACGAACTATTAGTTTATGATCAAAATATCCAGCGCCATTCATTATGAATCCTTCATCTAGCACCTCATACTTAATACTTATTTTGTCAATTATTTTGGCAGTATCAGAATAATTTTTTACTGCAAAACCCATTCTTATAACATCTGTTAATCGTCCAGTTTTTCCTTTGTATTTATCTTGTACTTTTCTTCTAACATCTTTTAATTTTTTTATACCTGGATTAATAAACAAACCATCATCTCCAAGCTCTTCAGCAATTTCTTTACCAATTTTTCCAAATTGTTTTTGTATTGGTTTTGCTTTTTTATGATATTCCTCAATACTAAAATTAGCTTTTCTTTGTACATTTCTAAAATCAAATTCAGCTTTTTGTATTCCAGCTTCGTCAAGATCTTGCAGCTTAACTGGTTTGCCAATCTCTGGCTTTGTGATTACTTCTGGTTCTATACCGCCATCTTTAATTGCTTGCTTAACTGCTTTAACAATTCCTTTAGTAGAGTTTTGTAAGGATTCACCAGCTTTAAGTTTTGCTGCTGCTTTATTTATTGCATCAGATACTGGTCCTTTATTGTTAGCCAGGGCAGTAAGAGTTGCCAGGGAGTTTTCATCACTTGATAAGCGCTGAAGGTTTTTAGCACGATCTAAAACATTACCACCGCCACTGATCCTATTCTCCTGGTCAGTTAAAGTTTTAAATACAGCTTTATCTTTTTTAAGCCTATTAACAGCGTTATCAATTACTTTTGCTCTTTCAACAATAAGTGATTCACTAAACTCCACACCACCAAACAGATCATCAGTCTTAACTTTAGTAAAGCCAGCTGCATTCATATCGCTGATCATTGATCTAGCCTGGACTAAATTTGCTGGTTTAGCTTTTGCCAGAGCACGAATAGCTGCTGCCTGGTTAGCGCCACCTTCAATAAGATCTCCAACTAAAGCTCCAAATCTTTCTGGAATAGTTTTATTTACCATTAATGCAAATGACTCATCATCTAATTTTGACAAGCCTCTACCTTGCATAACAAGAGCTTGATTTGGCGGTAAATTGTCAATAATTGATCTACCCTCTGGCCCAGCATCCCTAAGTATTTTTGCAGCGTCTATGGCTGATCCTGTGCCTTGTCCAATATTAATTGCAGCAGCTTGTTCTCTTACCATTTGAGGAGTGGAGCCATCTACTTCTCTTAATACAAAAGCATTGATACTTATATCGTCAGCACCTTCAGCTGCTAGTCTTTTTGCAAGTCCAAGTCTTTGATGCCCATCCGCAATAAACTTAACTCCATCTGCTCGTTCCCAAACAATAACTGTATTAGCTGCAATAGGATCCCAATCTTTAACACCTTTTAAAGCATCACTTACTCCTTGAGCATCACCATCAGCTTTAAATTGAAATGTAGCAGCATCAACTTGAATATCATTTGGATTTAATTGTTGAATATCTCCTCTTGAAACTAATCCTTCAATATCTGAATCTCCAGGTAAACGACCTTCATCTAAAGCCTTTTGTATAACTTCCATTGGCTTGTATTGAGATTCTAAAAATTCTCCTGGTCCAGCTCTTCCGCTGGCATACATATCTACAAAACTATCTAAAATATCAGCTTCTGTTGTTTTACCCTGGGCTCTTAATTTTCTTGCAGCGCTTGCTGCTTCAATGACATCTACAGTAACAGATCCACCAGCTCTAACTACACCAGCAAAACCACCAACTGTTAATACTGTTATTGCAGCTTCTTTTAAACTGTATGGACTTTCTAGTCTTGCTTTCCAATTTATTACCTTTGGCTGGATTAATACTTCAGCACCCATAGCAATACCAGCTTCAGTAAAAAAAGCTTTTAATGCGTTTACTGCTTTAGTACCTCCTGTAATTTTTCCAGTACCTAAAAACATAGAAGCTAGAATTATTGGATCTTGAAAAGCACCTATCATTGTTCCAGCTATTTCTCCAGCTACACCGCCCCAGGTACGATGATCTGTTACTTGCTCATGTCTTTCTCGAATCTTCTGTGCTTCAGACTGAACCGATACCATCATCTGATCGTAGGTTAATAAACCAAGCTCTGGATGTTTTTTTTGTAATTCTAAGATCTTAAAAGTTTGATCTCTGTATTCTTGCTTATCTTTTTTGAAATTACTTAATATATTATTTTGTGATAGATCATATATATCTACAACATTAGGATCATAATCCGGGTTTTCTAATGTCTTTAACTTGCCAAGTTGTTCACTAATTGAATCTCCAAGTAGTCCTTCTTCAGAGCCAGACATCCATTCATATTTAAAGTTATCTAAACTAGATTCAAGGTTTTCTGTCCAAGTCGTTTCCGGTCCCAGTTCTTCTGGTTTGGGTTGAAATATCTCAATTTCTTCTAAAAAGTTCTGGGTACCGGAATTAAATGCGCTCATTAATATGTTTCCTCTAAGCCAGCGCGAACATCATAATTCCATTCAAATGCCTTCCCTTTTTTATTTAATAAATAAATTCCTGGTATTTCTGAAGTTTGAATTAAGTAAACTCCAGCTCTTAAAGCAACGAGTTTGTTTGTCTTAATCATTTCAACTACCTCTTCATTAGTGTAAGCTAATGCTCCTCCTACAGCTTCAATATCATCTGGAACCAAATCTTTTAAGCGTGCTTTAAACATATCGGCAGTTATTCCAGGAGCTGGCGCTATAACATTGTAGTTTTCTCCTTCTTTTGAAAACAATCCATCGATAGTTAATATTCCTCCAGTTACTTGGTCTAATATTTGTTTAACAATTTTTGTGTCAGTAGTTGGATTTAAACCATCATGTCTAGTTGAATAAACAGCTTCAACAGCTTGTATTACTGTACTTTCATATTTTGGATTTGCTAGTAAAGTATCGCCAATTTGTTCTTGTATTGATAAATTTAAAGTAGGAGGTGATGTAACTATTCCTAATCTAAGATTTTCCATTCCTTTTAAAATATCAAATGCTAATTTAGGTTGATTATTAATCATCATTTCTCCAACCATTGTGTATTCTGGAGAATTGTTATTAAAAAGCTGAGTCATTACTTTAGTTGCATCATCACCAAGTCCATCAACTAAATTTGACATCGTTATTACTTTTGATGCGTAGGTATTTTCTGGGTTATCCATATAACTAACTAAAGATTCTGCTTCAATATTTGTAAAGGGAGAAAGCTGCATATCGTAGTGAGCTTCAACAACTTGATGTAATTTCATGCGTTCTTCATAAAACTCTGCACTGTTAAATTTTGGATCTGAAAAATCAACTTGTGGAAGATCTGAAATAACACCTTGCTCAAAAGCTAAACTCATAGCATTGCCTTTGTTAATCTCAGACATAGTGTAGTCATGCGTTGCTTCCATGCGTTCTAATAATCTTGTGGTGCCAGGAGGTAAGTTTTTATGCTTTTTTAAATCGTTAATCATTTGTTCTTGCTCTATAGGCGAGCGATCAACAAAACTAATTCCATCTTCATTTGGTGTATCAATCATTTGTCTTGTAATTATTAGTTCTAACTCTAGATCTTCAGCAACATCCATGTCACCATTTAATTGAGCAGCTAAAGCTAAATCCTCAATACCATCTGGAATTTGATTTTTCTTTAAAGCATAAATTGCTTTTTTAGCTTGTCTTTTAATCTCTTTTGTTTTTGCAGCTTGTTGCGCTTTAAAAGCAGCATTAGCTCTTGACTGATCACTGCGATCCTTAGAAATTAAAGTTTCCATTGCAGTAATAATCTTTCTTTTAGTATCTGGAAGTATGCTTACTTCATCACCATTTTCATCAACCAGTTGATCTGTGTATTCACTAAAAGCATCTAAAGCATTTTCTGCTGCTTCAATACCATTAGCATCTAATTCTCTTTTAAATTCTCCCAGAATTAATTCATAATCAGCTGCTTCAGTTAGCTTACTCATTGTTTCATCTAAATAAGCTTGATTAACTCCAGGCAAGTTAGCATCTATTCCAGCTTGAATAGCTGTGCGAATTTGATTCATCTGATCATCTGATCCTTCAATATCTCCCCTGGCAGCCATTTGTAATGACAATTCCATTGCAACATCAACACCTTTTTGAATTGTAGCAACTTGCTTTGTTTGCTCTTGTTTCATAAAGTCAGCACCAATCTTTATAGTGCCATTAGAAATAGCAGTATTAATATCACCTTCAGCCATTGCTCTAATGCTTGGATCTACTTCAGCTAATAAACCTTTTTTGTAACCATTTGCTAATTCTGTAAAAGCTGCAACATCATAAGGGTTCTCCATTTTTAGCCTGGAGATGTTTTCATTAATATCGATCTTAATTGCAGCAGCGTGAGAGAGTTGAGCTCCTTGATTAAATGCCCTGGATCTAATTGTTGAGTTATCACTGAGATCTAAACCACCAATCTTTCCACTGGCAGCTAATTGACCAGCTTGCTTTCCTTCGATACCAGCTTGTTGAGCTTCTCTTTCAAACTGTTTATTGGAAAATTGACGCAGCCGATCAGCTAAAGAGTTTAAATTATTAGCTTCCGCTTTTGATGTTGGAACTGCCTGGGCAGCTTCAGATCTTTGGTATCTTGTTATTTCAGCCATATTATCCTATGTTTCTTGAAGTGTTAGCAGCACTTAATAAGGTACTAGCAGCACTTTGATAGCCATAGCGCCTAGCAGCTTTGCCTTCTTCTAATAACGATTGTCGTTTCATAGCCAGGTTAGCTGCGCCCATATCTTGATCGTATTCAAATGTTTCTTGATCCTGGTTCATTAAATTAAGTGATGATCCTTCAAATGCTCGAATACCCTGGGCACCTCTTACAGCGTTTTGAGTTGCTAATGCAGCCACTAATCGTTTCTTTCTTTGAATCTCTTTATCCTTTGCTGCAAAAGTTTCTCTGTCAGCATCTCGTTTGTAAGCTTGTTCTTTGGCTTTACCAGCTTGAATACTCGCACTGGCACTAGCTAACGCTAATAACATTCCCATTACGCTTCTACCTCTATAGCTAATCCAAGCACTGTCATTGGTGTTGGATCTGTTTGAGTGATCGTGACCTGGGCAAGCTCAGTCCACCCTAATAAATACATTTCTTTCAGCCCTGTGTAAGCAGTTGGTGCGCTATCTAAAGACATACCAAAGTTACGATCTATAAAACGATCTCCATTAATACTCATACCTAAAGATTGATAAACATTAGGTACAACTTTAACAATTCGTTTTTTCCTGGTGAGTGTTGGTCCATCCTGGAAATCCATGTTGATAGGCATTGTTGTTACTGTTGTTGTGTAGTCCAGGCCAACTTCAATAACTGTTGCTGTTTCTGCCAGGGTAATTGCTCCAGAAGATGGAGTAGCATTTGATCTTACTTCGCCATCTGCTCTAACGCGAGATTCCTGGCCATTTAAATGAGAAAGTCCAGAAACTGCTGTGCCTGGTGATCCTAATGTCACTGTTTTGTTTGCGTCAGTATATGTTGAGGAATCGAGTTGCTCCAGGAACCTAACTACGGATCCATTAATCGTGCGTTTAACAACAAAGTAAACTTCATCTACTACAACTGCTACTGACTCAATTTCGCCAGAAGTAGTCCATTTAGTCCAGCCACTAACTTCTTGAGATCTTAACGTGTTATAAACTGCTAATGAGCCATCGCCATTGACGAAATAAACGTAGTTCGCATCATCAGTGGCTGTACCCTTCAGCACGTCCATATCGACCGGAGCATTAAGCAAATGCGAAGCCAACAATGAAACTGTGCCAGCTGTATATGAATCCTCATTGTAGGAAAATAAAAACTCTCTGACTGACTTACCTGTGCGATCTACAAATATGACAGCACCATCAATATTTTTAGGTGGAACTGCTCCAGATCCAAATAATGTTTCACGTCTAACTGAACTTTTTGCTGGTGTAATAGGAGAGTCTTGCATGGAAAACTCACCACCAGTTGTAAATATTTGTAAATGTCGACCAGAATAAACAGCTGTAATAGCGTTGACTTGATCTGTATCTAATGTGACATCGATACCTTCATCATCTAAAGATGTTCCAGCATCAAAATTATAGAAATCATTGGTTTTAGATCCCCATAAAGTTTGTGGTCTTGATAAGGATCCGCCAAACCATAAACGTGCCTGGAAGAATGTTGCGCTTTTTGGCCACCCTCTTGAATTAGACCAGACGTTTTCATTGCCAGATCCATAATTAAACTGAGGAATATTGCTTAAACTAATGGTTGATAGTGTCCAGGAAGAATGTGTAGCACCTCTAACTAATTTTCTAGGTGCGTGATCTTTGTGGACCAGGATCATTGTGTCTGCTGATTGTGTCCAGGATAACTCAAATAACTGAGCAGTGGTATAAGGTGTTGAAACATTTGCCTGGTGAACACCATCTTTGTAAACTGCAACATTTGTATTAGTAAACACTAATAAATAAGTTTGCTCGACGTTAAAAGCGAATGATGCTAATCTGGCTTCATTATTTGATGCGGTATTAGCAAGGTATTTAAAGCCTGGACGACGTTTAATTCCGCCTTGTGGCATTGTTACTACGTTCTCAGCAACTTCAGCGCCCTGGTAAAAATGTTTTAGATCTGTCCTGGACGCAAGTCGAGGATCTAACACACCAGATACAAAAGAAGTTTGCAGCGTAATAACTTTTGGCATTACTGTCGGGCCTCAATAAATGGAGAATCGACAATTGCTTTTGTTGGTCTTGACTGTGCATCGGTAAACCTGGCTCTTCTCAAATTGTAATCAAACATTCGACGATACTCTTCTGCTTTGTTAGAGTTGTCAGTAATCGAAATAGCAAAGATTGAAGCTAATAAATACTCTAATATTCTTTGAAAGTAAGCGGGCATTTCTGCTTCTGGTGCTTGATAAACATAATCCAGATCAACAGTTTGTGAATTTGTGTAAAGCTTATCCTCATAGATCTCATAGTCCATATTTGGGTAGACTGAGGTAGCAATAATATAATCAGCGGGAAGCTGGTAAGCATAATCCCAGGTATTAACTGGAGTAGCTACTAATTGCGATAAAGTGACTTTAGCTGAAGCAAACCTCCAGCGATGTTGTGATAACAGATCCTTGTAAGTTGTTTCGTATAAAGCATCTGCAATGTTGGCTCCGGCTCCACCATCTGTGAAACTAGCGATTGAGCCATGGCCTATCAAATTTAATGCG